GAGCGAACTGAACGGCAAAGCAAAGTACCAGGCGATGCTCGATGAATTTACGGCACTCATGAACAGCGTCGGAGGACCAGAGTAGAATTAGCCGCATGGCTGGTGAGCGCACGTTCTTAGTAAAATTCATTTCAGATACCCTCGGCTTCAACAAAGGCATCGCCAGCGTAAGCGGCGGAATGGGATCGCTGAAAAAAGGCGTCACAGGATTATTGCCATCATTCAAAACGATGGCCATCTCAGGCGCCGCCGCTTTCACGGCAACAGCAGCAGCCGCATACAAAGCAGTCGAAGGAGCAGCACAAGACCAAAAGTCGCAAGCCCTCCTAGCCCAACAACTCAAAGCAACGACTGGCGCAACCTTCGACCAGATAGCAGGAGTTGAAGAACAGATCAAAACGATGATGCTGGCAACGGGAATAGTTGACGACAAACTTCGTCCAGCGTTCGCGCAGCTCGTGCGTGCAACAGGATCGGTAACAGAAGCCAACGACCTGATGAAAATAAGCTTAGATGTTTCTGCGGGTAGCGGTAAAGAACTCGAAGCAGTGACCACCGCCCTGAGCAAAGCGGCGACTGGAAACTTTGCGGCACTTGGAAAACTTGGGATACCGCTAAGCGACAACATCAAGAAGTCCAAAGACATGAACCTGGTAACTGCGGAATTGAATAAACAATTCGGAGGAGCAGCAGCAGTCGCAGCAGACACATTCTCTGGACGACTACTCAGACTCAAGACAGGCTTCGGAGAAGTTGTCGAATCAGTGGGCTACGCACTCATGCCGGCGCTCGAAGGAGCGATGAGCATCATCAGCACCAAAGTGATGCCAGTCCTCGACGAGTTCGGTAGCGCACTTTCAGAAGGCGGAATAGGTGGCGGCGTTCAATTCATCGCAGACAAATTCAAAGAAGGCGCTCCGATACTTGTAAACGCACTCCAAGAATTAATAACAGCAGCAATCGACTGGACAGTAACAACAGGAGCCCCAGCATTCGCTGCAGGACTTCAACGATGGGCAGAAGCGCTGACAGGATGGATAGAACCAAGAATCCCTATGTTCATTAACAGCCTCAAGGACTTTCTTCTCAAGGGCTTCAATTGGATATACAAAGAAGGACTGCCAAAACTGGTGACCGTCGTGCAAGGACTCGGAGACACGCTCGCGTCGTTCGTTGGTAAAGCAGCGCGACAACTTCCAGCACAGCTCGTAACTTTTCTAGGCGACATTGCTAAATGGGTACTTACAGATGGCATCCCCGCGCTACTTTCTGCAGGCACACGACTCGCCGGATCGCTTCTGAAATGGACGCTAACAATTGGAGGCCAACTCATCGCAGGACTTGGCGGCGCCATCGTCGCATTAGTCGCAGCACTCCCTGACATTTTCATCGGACTTGTTAAAGGCATCGCGAACATCGCAGTGAATGCAGTTAAAGGCTTCGTCGGAAAATTTGATGAGATGAAAACAGCGCTCGCCAACATTGCCGTCTCCGTCGTGAACACCCTCATTGACGTATTCAACAAGATACCCTTCATCCCAAACATCAACAAAATTACTATTGACACAAAAAAACTGGGAACACAGATGGGACTCACGGCACCACAAGTCCAAGAAGTGAACGCCAAATTTGAGGACATGCGCCTAGCCGCCAGAGGAGGCAAGGACGCACTCAACGATTTAGGAGAAAGCACAGACGACACCAACACATCAACAGGCGCAGCAGCCAAAACCATAAAGACCGCAAAAGAAAAACTGAAGGAATACACAGACGCGTTGAAGACTTCAACCTCCGCGCAAAAGGCATTCGGAAAAGCACAAACCGATACAAAGAACGCACAAGCAGACCTCACCAAAGCAACCCTCGACGTGACAACAGCGCAGACAGCCCTCGACAAAGCCGTCGCAGGCTTTGGAGCAGGCTCCCCAGAAGCCATCTCAGCGCAACGCAAACTAGACCAGGCACAACGAAGCGTGGAACGGGCCGGCTACCGCGTGGAGGCTTCCGTCTTTGCCGTCGCAGACGCAGAACGCCAACTCGCAGAGATACGCCTAGACCCAGAATCCTCACCACAGGCGATACGAGAAGCGGAGATAGCGCTGGCTGAGGCGAAGCTTTCAGGCAAGGACGCCGTCGATGAGCAGAGGGACGCCACAGATGAACTGGCCACGTCACAAAGCACCCTGAATGAACTTATTTATGGGGCCGTTGTTGGCTCAGACTTTTATGCCCAATTCAGCGATGCCCTCACAGAAGCGAAGGGACGCCAGGAAGAAGCAACCATTCGAGTCGCAGACGCCATCGACCGCGAAGCAGAAGCCCAACAGCGCCTAAACGAAGCGAACGAGAAGGCTGGAGAGATTGCGAAACTTTACCCAAAGATAGCGGCAAGCGTCCCCAACCCAATGAGCGCCGTCGTTGCCCAACCATCCAGCACCGTCAGCGCCAGATACCGCGACATGACCACACAAGGAGGACCACAGATAACGATCAACGCCGGCCTCGGAGCAAACGGCGTCCAGATAGGACAGGAGCTCGACCAATACCTCCGAGATTTCCAACGACTGAACGGCTCCACTTTCGCCTTCGGATCAAATTAAGCCATGCCGCAAACAGCACAGTGGGGAGAAACCCTCGCCGTCAAACTTGACGTCGGCTTCATCACGGACGCCTTCGAACTAGACAGCAGCACACTCGATGGAACAGACGTGCTGAACGGCAGTACAGAATTTGTGGACATAACCCAATACGTCCAGGGCATCAGCATCAACCGAGGACGCAACAGCCAACTAGACACATTCAACCCAGGCACCCTCACGATCACAGCAGACGACAGAGCAAGCAGCCGCTCCTTCGACCCATTGAACACAGCCTCCCCCTGGTACCAGGGAACACTAGGAATAGCACCACGACGCGCCGTAGAAATTTATGGCGGAAGCGCAGGAACCGCCGCCATGTTCAAAGGCTACGTCTACGACCTCAACATCGAATACGACGAGCCCAACCTTTCCACAGCAACGATCCTCGCAGTCGACGCCCTCGCACAACTAAGCCAAACCAACCTGACCGCATTCAACCCAAGCCAGGAACTCACCTCAGATCGAGTGAGCACCATCCTCAACCGAGGCGAAGTCGCCTGGTCAACAGCGCTGCGAAGCATCGGTACAGGCATCGCCACATGCGGCACGATCGCATACGAAGACAACACAAACACCCTCCAAGCATTACAAGCCGTACAATTCGCAGAGAACGGTCGCCTCTTCGCAAACAGGAATGGCCTCATCGAATTTGACCCACGAGTCTCGGCGTCCTTCGGAACAGCGATCGCCACACTTGGAGGAACAGCAATAACCGCCATACCAATCGAGGCGCTCCAAACCGTCTACGGAGCAGAAACCGTACTGAACCGCATTTCCGTACAGATAGCAGGAGGGACCGCGTCAAGCGTCGCAAACGGAACAGCAAGCCAAACCGAATACGGAATCAAAAACTTCTCCCTCACAGACGTTCCCCTTGTTAATGACGCAGCCGGCTCAGCCCTCGCAGCCAACCTCCTCACCACATACCAAACGCCAGAGGTGAACTATACGGAAGTCGGAATACTTGTGAACCGTCTAACACAAGCCCAACAAAACATCGTGGCCTGCTTCGAGATTGGAGACATGCTCGAAGTCCAAAAAAGATTTACAGTCGGGACACCAACATCGGTAACACAAAGCGTCGTAATTGAATCCATCAGACGCCAGATAAGTCCAAGCCGCCATCAAATCGTTCTGGGGCTTGGCAAGATTGACTTATTGCTGCCGTTCATTTTGGATACGAACAAACTAGACGACGCCGCCTATGCGATAACATAGGGACACTATGACTACGCCTTTCCCATTTGTCGCAGCGCAGACACTGACCGCCGCACAATTAAATGCAATTCAAAATTTGCCGATTTCAGACAAGACCGCCTCGTACGTTTTGATTTCAGGTGACGAAACAAAGCGCACGATTATGAACTCGGCAAGCGCCACAACAATCACAGTGAACAACAGCATCTTCGTAGTCGGTGACGTCATTCAAGTCGCCAACAAAGGAGCAGGAACCTGCACAGTGACAGCCGGCGTAGGCGTAACCGTAAACACTTCCTCATCTCTCGCATTGGCGCAATACGGAGGCGGCTATTTGCTTTGTTTGTCGGCGTCAAACTTTACTTTTTTTAGCGGTGGCAAGTTATTGCCATCAGTTGTTGACTATTTAGTCATTGCAGGCGGCGGCGGTGGCGGTAATTCTAGTAGTGGTGTTTTTGCTGGCGGCGGTGGTGGTGCAGGCGGTTTGCGTAGTTCGGTTACGGCTACTGGTGGTGGCGGTACAACTGAAACAGGTTTTGTACCAACTAAAGGCGTGACTTACACGGTCACGGTTGGCGGCGGTGGAATATCAAACACAACCGGAACAGATAGTTCTATTGCAGGTTCAGGATTATCAACGATTACATCTACTGGTGGTGGTCGCGGTGACGGTACGAACGCTGCTGCGAACGGTGGTTCTGGTGGCGGTTCAAGAACAGCCGTAACACCACGAACAGCAGGCACAGGCACAGCCAATCAAGGTTTTGCTGGTGGTGTTAATACAACTGGTTCACCGTTTAAGTCTGGCGGCGGTGGTGGTGCTAAGGCGGTTGGTGCAGATGGTTCAGCAGCAGCAACATCCGGTGTGGGCGGTGCAGGCGTATCAATTCTAATTTCGGGTAGTTCAGTTGCATACGGCGGTGGCGGTGGTGGCGGTGCTTCTACTAGTGCAGGCGCAGGCGCAGGCGGCACAGGTGGCGGCGGTGCAGGTTCTGGTACAGGCGTTGGCACGGCAGGCACAAACTATTTAGGTGGTGGTGGTGGTGGTGGATATGAGGCAACATCGAGCGCAGGCGGTAAAGGCGGTGACGGTGTAGTAGTAGTGCGTACATCATCTAACGATTTAGTAGCAACAACAACCAACGGAACATTGACCACTACTGGTGGTTACAACATTTACACTTTCCAATCCAGCGGAACGATTGTTTGGTAACGACATGACACAATACGCAGCAGAAATAAGCACAGGAATAGTCACACAAGTAATTGTTGGCGATTATGTTTGGGCAAACGAAAACTTACAAGGCGAGTGGGTTGACTGCACTTGTGGCGATGACCCCTGCGCAGGCATCGGATACACATACGACGCAACAACCAACGAGTTCATAGCGCCAGAAGTTGAAGCCATCTAGCCGCTGGCTGATTGTTCTCCCTGCAGCAATTCTCGCCCTCCTCATTCCAACCAGAACCAAAGCCGAAACATTCGGCGCATGGACTTTCAGCAAAACCTGCATCGCAGCAGAAGGCGGATACGCCACAACAACCGCTGACGGTTTCACGATCGTCGGACCAGACGGCGGAACTTGCGCCGGACGAGCCAACCACGCGCAGCTCGAAACCACGATCCCAGAAGGCATCAGCCTCATCAGCTTCAACTGGACCTATCAAACCACAGACGGCGCCTGGTACGACCCACCCCAATACGCCATCAACGGGAACGCCACTGGCCTCGTTTCATTACAAGACCCCACCCAGAACAACTACGCGACAGGCACGATCGAAGCGCCAGTTCAACCAGGCGACACGTTCGCCATACGCCAGGCTTCGACAGACACGTGCTGCGCCCCAGGCATTCTGACGATCAGCAACCTGAACTACGGCACAGAGCAGGCAACGACGACCACGACAGAAGCCACAACCACCCTGCCAGCCACAACCACCCTGCCAGCCACAACCACCCTGCCAGCCACAACCACCCTGCCCCCTCAGACGACGACCAGCCCCCCTTCGACCACAACGACCACAACCACCCTGCCCCCTCAGACGACGACCAGCGCCCCTACGACGACAACCACCACGACAACAACCACCACGACAATGACCACAACTACCTCGACGACCACCACGACCGTCTATGAGCCGCCAACCACCATCGCCCCACCAACCACGACAACCCCACCAACGACAACAACCACAACGGATCAACCAACAACCACAACCACACAAGCTGCGACAACCACCACAACCACGACAGCACCCACCACAACAACGACCACAACCCCAGCAACAACGACATCCACCCAAACTACCCAACCCATGCCAACCACCCTCCCACCCGAACCACCCAAACCAGGCGAAGCAACAGACGCGGAAATAGCGCAGACCGTCGTCGCCTTGTCGGAAGCCAAACCAGAACAGATAGCAGCCATCATCAACAACGTGCTGGAGAAGAAACTTCAAACAGACCAGGTCGCAGCAATTGTGACCAGCCCAGAAGTGCTGGCCACGATCACAGAGGACCAGGCGACGCAGCTCTTCGAACAAATTGAAACAACAGAACTAACGACAGATGAAGCAGAAGCCGTCGTCGCAGCAGTTCAGGAAGCACCTACCGGAATCAAAAAAGCATTCGAAGCGGCGCTAAACATTTTCTCAGGTTTTGCCGATAACTACATCGCATCCAACTCAAGAATCCCAGTGCAGCAAAGACGAGCAATGGTTGCGTTGAGTGCAGTATTATTGAGCGCAAGCCCTGCACTAACCACACGGAGAAAACGATGAAATTCTGGGGCGAGATACACGCATTGCTCTGGACCATTGGCGCGTCCATCATCACGATAGGAACCTTGTCAGGCTTCACACAGCAGCTCGCAATTTGGGTAACAGTCGGAACGCTCGTTCTTCATTTGGCTGGTGCCTTAAAGAAGAAGGAAGACCAGCAATGAAAAAACTTAAGAACGTGATATTCCGCATTGGCGCATTATTCGGATCATCCGCATTAGCAGCAGTAGCAGGAGGCGCCCTCATTGGCGTTGACCTTTGGAAAAGCGCAGCCCTCGCAGGACTTATGGCAACCGCACAAGTGATGGAAAAACTCCTCCGCTCAATGGTTGACGGCGACCTAACACAAGAAGAAATTTCTGCAGCATTCGAAGGCAACGGAAAACCGCGAGCCAAGTAATGGCATCAGTAAAGAAGGCGGCATCGCTGCCGATCATCCCTGTTCAACTTTGCTCGCACTTAAAGAACGCCAAACCAGGCGCACTAGCACCCAAACTGCTGCGAGCAGTTGAAGGCAAAGGACGACTGCACCACTGCGCGGCAGACGCATACGAAGCGATGGACGCAGCAGCAAACACAGACGGCCTCGACCTCGCTCCGACATCACAAGCAGACACATACCGCACACTCGAAACACAGGAGTACGGCTTCTACCAGCGCTACACAACCAACGTCATCGCAGGCCAGAAGCCACGCGTGTACAAAGGCGAAGCCTGGTACTTGAAGAAGGGCATGGCGCCACTCGCGGTACCAGGCACATCAAAGCACAACCTCGGCATCGCCGTAGACATTGCGAACGCCAACGGCAAACGCCTCGAATGGCTCAAAGCCAACGCCGTCTCGTTTGGCTTTTCATGGGAGGTCGTGCCAGAAGAACCCTGGCATCTTCGCTACGTCGCCGGCGACAACACGCCACAACGCGTGAAGGACTGGCTGGCAAACAAACCAGTCCAGGCTTGAGATGGACTGGGGAGTTGTTCTCGCTGCATTGCTTACCAGCATCGGCGGGATAATTACCACCATCCTCATGCGTTTCAGAAAAGAGAACGCAACAGACCACGCAACAGTCATGCAAGCGATCAACAAGATAGGTGGAAATGTTGAACGCATAGACTCTAAACTGGGCTCACATATTGATTGGCACTTACAGGAGGCATCAAGTGGGCAAGTTTCTAACCGAGGTAAAAAACACCGCGCTCAATAACAGACTTGATCGCGTCGCAGAAATAAAAGAAGAACTAGGAAAAGCAGACGGCGAAGATTTCATAGCCGCATTAGCAGACCCAAACATTCGACCAACACAAATCCTCAAAGCGCTACAAGCACGAGGGATAACGATGTCGGGATCGATCATTACCCGTTGGCGACAGACAAATAATGTCACTCGCTAAAGACATCCGCTACGGCGTGCAACCAGCCTGGCCAATCATTCAACAAGGCAAGCGATACCAGGTGCCGGCGTTGAAGCCGAGCGACAAGAAGCGCGACACGATGAGAACAGCCGTCATCCTTCCAGACATGCAGCTCGGCTACTTCAGAACAGCCAACAACCAGCTCGAAGCCATCCACGACGAAGCAGCCATCGACGTGGCACTTCAACTCGTACGCAAAGCCAAACCAGACCAGATCATCCTCGTCGGAGACAACCTCGACCTCTGCGAGTTTGGCAAATATCGATACACGCCCGCGTTCAGCAGGACCACACAAGCCGCCATAGACCGCGCAACCGAGCTATGCGCACAGCTCCGTAAACTAGCGCCACAAGCCCGCATCGTTTGGATAGCAGGCAACCACGAAGAACGCCTCGGCAACATGATCCTCGACAGTGCAGGAGCCGCCTACGGGCTTAGACGAGGGAACACGCCACAGGAATGGCCCGTACTTTCAGTCCCCTATTTATGCCGCCTCGACGAGACAGAAGTCGAGTACCTCCCTGGCTACCCAACAGGCGCCCACTGGATCAACGACCGCCTCCACGTCATACACGGCGACCGAGTCGCGAGCGGCGGCAGCACAGCCCATAAGTACCTCGCAACCGTGAAGACCTCCGTCATTTACGGACACATCCACAGACGCGAATGGGCAGAACGGACACGCGACGACCACGACGGAGCGCGAACGATCCTCGCAGCAAGCCCAGGCTGCCTCGCCAAAATTTCAGGCGAAGTCCCCAGCACACGTGGAGGACACGACCTCGACGGACGCCCCCTTTACAGAGCAGAAGACTGGCAACAAGGCATCGCCATCGTTGAATACTTCGCCGGCGACGGCGACTTCAACCTTGAGCTGGTACCCATCCGCGACGGCTGGGCCAGATACCGAGGCCAGGATTTCATGACGGAAAAACCATGACAACGCCAGTCATCGTCGTCTGGGCAGACGCCCACACCAACACGACAACCTGGACCGCGATCGAGGACTTAGACCAGGAGGAATACCTGGTTGAAACTTGCGGATTTCTTTTAGCCACATGCGACGGCGGCAAGCCCGAACACGTGACCGTCTACCAGTCGAAAACGCCAGACGGAGAAGTGGACGGCGTTCTGAACATTCCAGTGGGGATGGTTCGGCAGCTCAAGATTTGTGGCCCGCAAACCCTAGTGAAATAAGGGGAATATCGGTCGTTGCTTTGTCATACAAAACCCCGTACTGTTTGACACGTGGAGCACAAGCCCCACACAAACAGGAGGAACGACATGGACACAGCAACAGAGATCGAATACGAGAAGCGAGAACTGAACCGCCGATACGCGCAAGCACGAAACAGCCTCATCCTCGCAGCAACCCAACTTCAAAAACTTCAGGAAGAATTCGGCTTCGAATACGACGACACAATTATTGAACTCAGGAGCGTAAGAGAGCAGCTCCGATTTGACCAGGCAATGGCAACAGAGATGATCGAAAACATGGCGCAAGACTTCGAAGCCAACGACGCAACAGCAGCAGCGAAGTAGGAACGACCATGCGCGAACTTGTTTACACATCAAGCCACGAAGTGGCGAAGGGCCACAACGTGCAACGCACAGTCACAGCACACCACCTACGCAGCACCTACACCGGCGAACTTCAAATCGCAAAGACGACAAAATTCACCTGCACCTGCGGCGTAAACGAATACGACGGAACCGTCAGCATTGACAGCTACCAGGAACACCATCAACAACTCACGGAGGAAGCACAATGAGCACGAAGGCATATCCCATCTTCAGAACAGAACGACTAGGCGACGTCAAAGCGCGGAACCTTTGGGTCGGCTGGATGCAAGAAGCAACCGCCGGACTTGACGACGACGACCTCGTCGAAACAACCACAGCCGCCTACCCCTGGGGAACTTACCTGATGGAAATTTACCCAGCATGACCACCACCAAATACCCAATGGTGAGCCTTCGCCTTCCACAAGAAACCCTCGACTGGCTGCGCACAGAAGCGAAGGCATACGAAACAAGCACCGCCAACATTGTCAGACAAGCGCTCGCCCTTTACCTACGTCACGAGCACGACAGAACAGGCGACCACTAGACTGAAGTCGGCTAGTTCAGCGACCTCGGCGGGCGCTTCGAGCGGCCCGCCATCACCTCCTCCTTGTGATGGCGTTATTCACCACCACCCCTGCAAAGAACGGAGACACATGCGTCGGATAACCGCAAGCATTGTCACAGCAACCCTCCTACTAGGCATAGGAACAGCCAAAGCAGCCACAGCCCCCACAACCCACCCAACCCATCCATCAACCACCACAGGCCACGACAGACAGCTCAGAGAAGCAACCCCAGAGCCGATCCAATTCAGACACGGCAACATCGACTGGTTGCCACAGCTCGCAGCAGAAGCAGGCTGGCCGCCCAAGACATGGCGCAAATTGGGACAGATAATTCTGCGCGAGTCCGGAGCCTGCCCAAGACGAAGGGGCGGAGACATCGTCGACAAGAACTGCAACGTGACAGGACACGACGGAAGCAACCACCGCTCCGATAGCGGCCTCCTTCAGATCAACGGCGTCAATTACGACAAGACTAGAAACAAGTGGGCGCTGGTATGCACAGCAAACATCGCCTGCAGCCAGGAACCCCTCCTCGAACCGCTGACCAACCTCCGCGCAGGCTTGGCACTTTTCAGAGCAGCCGGCTGGGACCCCTGGACGCCTTCGACATGGGGCGGATGACCATCCACCACTAGCGGACAGCCATCCTCTACCGTTGAAGGAACACCAACGAGGAGGAACACGATGACAGACAGAATGAAGCAAAGCTGGATAATTGCCTTAGTCGCATTTGGCTGGATATTTTGGCTGCTACCCACAGCAGAAGACATACCAGACGCAGAACCAGCGACACCAAACGAGTGGAAAATTTGGCTCGCGATAAACATCATCGCGTTAGGAGCCGTCCATTTCTACAACGTGCGCATCGGACGCCAGTGGAAACAAGAAGCCCGCCAAGCACACGAACGCCGCATCTCGATGCAAGACCACCCAACACACAACCACTACGAATGAGCGATGGACACGTCGTCGACTCCTGGTCAGAAGGCGAAAACGTTTTCAGACCAGAACGCCCCAGGTGGCAAGACAGCGCACGATGCAAAGGCCAAACAGACTTATTCTTTCATGAGCAGTCGACAACTTCAGTTGAGCAGGCGAAACGGATATGCCATCAATGCGCAGCACGACGCATCTGCCTGAAGTTCGCGATAGACAACGACGAGGTCGGAATTTGGGGAGCCACAACTACGATGGAACGAGACCGCATACGACGAGCTCGAAGGAGAGGCCATGACATCACCACAGAAGCGTAAAGGGAACAGCGCGGAACTTGCCGTCGCGAAGTGGCTGCGCACGTGGGGATGGGTACACGCAGAACGATCCAGAGCCGGCTGGACAGACGACCGAGGCGACATCGACGGGATGCCAGGCGTGTGCATTGAGGTAAAGAACGAGAAGCGGATCAACATCCCTGGCTACCTTGCCGAACTTGAAGTTGAGATAGACAACGCGGAAGCCTGGACAGGCGCCGTCATCGTCAAGCGCAGAGGCAGCTCCAACGTGAACGACTGGTACGCCGTGATGCCCGCGAAGATTTGGGCAGAACTTCTGGCCATGCTGGACGAACCCACCCGCATCCATACAACACCCCCCAACTAGACCATCACCAACTAGACCAGGGAAACCTGGTACGGTAAAAATTCCAAAACCTAAAACACAAGGAGCCCTGCACCATGACCGCCGAATTCGACCTACTCGAAGCACCCAAAGATAGATGGGGTCGCTACAAAATAACTGACCCATCAACAGGCAAAGAACGCGGCTACACCCGTGTGACAACCATCGCAAAAACACTCGATGACACGGCGTCGCTCGCAGATTGGAAAGTGCGGATGGCCATCACTGGCATCGTTCAAAGACCAGACCTCCTCGCACAAGCATCAACAGCGATCGATGACAGAACACGCCTCAACAAAATCGCAGGCGACGCAGTCGAAGCAGCCGGCGCCTATTCGCGAGCAAACCTCGGAACAGCCCTACACAATTTGACACAGCAGATCGACCTCGGAATGAAGCCACAAATTCTCCCAGGCCTTCAACAAGACATCGAGACCTACATCACAAGCATCGCCGCCTGGGACATGCAGATGAACAACGACTGGATCGAAGTGCTGCTCATCAACGACGAACTCGAATACGCGGGAACAGCAGACCGCATCGTTCGAACACGCGACGGACGCCTCGTGATTTTCGACTTGAAGACAGGCACAGACCTCTCCTACAGCTACGGAAGCATTGCCGTCCAGCTCGCACTTTACGCACAAGCAGAATGGATATACGACTGGCGCACAGGAGAACGAACGCCACTCCCAGACATCGACAAGACAAGCGGGATCATTTGCCACCTCCCAGCAGGAGAAGGCAAATGCGACTTCTACAACGTCAACCTGGAAGCAGGATGGGAAGCAGCGCAGATGAGCATGCGCACACGCGAATGGCGCAAGCGGAAAGACTTATTCACACCTTACAAATTCAACGTGGACAAGCCGATCGAAGACGCACCGGCGCCAATTGAAAAGCAACCAGGCGCAATTATTGACACACCCAAAGCGATCAAGACACGCCAGGAATGGCTGAAAAAACGCATCGGCGCACTCGACAAAGCAACACAAGCCAAACTCGTCCTCGCATGGCCACACGGCACGCCACGCCTCCAGGATTGCGACAACGAGCAGCTCAACACGATCATCAAAACCCTCGAAGCCATAGAAGCGGATGCGCAAGCGCCCTTCTTCGAACCAGACCCAACACGACCCAAACCTAAGCGACGCAAGATCGCAGGCTTTGACACAGCAGAACTGGACGCGCCACAATGAGCAAGACCAGCACGATCGAAGGACGCGACTACAACCTCGACCGCATCGACAGAAGCGCGATCGAATATTTACGAGAACGCATCACCAAACTCCCAGAACAGAAACGAGCACAATACTCGAAACTGCTTCAGCAAGCCAGGGACGAAGGCCGCTCATTCAGCATGAGCGAACACCAATCGCATCGCCGGTTCGAAATAGCACGAGGCCTCATCCTCTTGCTAGAAGACGACCAGTACGATGACGGACTTGTGATCGGACTTTGCTCCGACATCACAAGTAAGCAATACACAAAACCAGGAGAAGCACTCGCCAACCTTCACAGCAAACAAGCGGAAGCATTCGCCAGAGCATGCCAAAGAATAAAAGCGGGATCAATTCAACTGGTCTATAACCCAAAAACCAACAACACACACATGAAGGAGAACAGCAATGACTGACATATTCCTAAGCGAAGGCGGAGCCAAACACCCCGCCCTCAAGTTCGAGTCGATCAACGACTCGCACGCGGGCAAAGTCATCGAGGTAACCAAGCTCGAAGACCGCGACCCAAACGGCGAACTCAAAACATGGCCAAACGGAGACCCGAAGTTCGTCTTCGTTTTCACATTGGCAACCAGCGAAGGCATCGGTTCCCTCTGGGCGCGAGGCAACATGGTGAAGGCCATTCGAGAAGCAGCTCAAGCAGCAGGAGCCACAACAATGGTCGGCGCACAACTGGCCGTCAAATTCATCGGAGAAGGCGAAAAGAAAAAAGGCTTCAACGCCCCAAAACTTTACAAAGCCAAAGTTGAACTGCCAGTCAAAGACGACTCCGAATCAATGTGGTAACAGCCAGCCAAAAATAAAAGATTTGCTAGGTGGGGAGCCGCTCCCCCCAACCGTTGAACCCCACCTAGCAATTCAGTAACAACAGGAGCGACATGACAAAGCAAGACCTACAAAACGCAATTCAATTTCTAGAGAAGATGGTCATAGGAGTAGCAGACCAGGATCGCTTCTTTGAAACTTTAGAAGCACTAAAAACCGAACTCAACAAAAGGAGCAAACCAAAATGACACCAGACACCATCAACCTGATCGCAGAACTCGAACAACGAGTCTCCGAACTTTCAGCCGCACTAGAACTCGTCACAGAAGACAGAGACAACCTACGCGACGCAGGCAACAGCCTCATGACAGAGCTCGACGCATGCCGAGTGACACTCACGCAAGCCCACTCAGACATCTCGCGCCTTCGCGTTTGGCTGGCACAAGGAGCAGAATTGTGAGCCCAATGATATTAAGCGAAAAGGTCGCCGGCATCATCAAAGGCCTCACCATCAAAAGCCAGATGCAACAGCTCCTCATTGATGAGGCGACGAAACGGATAGAAGAACTACTGAACGACATAGAAGAACTAACCAACAGCAACCAGGAACTGCGTGAGACCATCCGTGACATTGCCAATCGATAACTTCCCAGACGCACCAACAACAGTCACGGTCCTCGCCAACACAAGCGGCGACGCATTGTGGGTAGGCAAAATAGAAAACCACGACATCACAAACGCAGCGATCGCCGGAGGCATCTACCTCTTAGTTCGACTAGACCAGGACGGAATGCTGAGCATCGCAACCAAACCAGGAAGCGCGTGGGATGCGACGTGGTCGCCGCCAGTAGAACTGGAACGACGATGAGGCTCCGTGAACTTTGGTGGGAGTGGAACCCGCGACGACTTCGAAGACTCCTCAAACAAACCAAAGGACAGATAAACGCCAACATCGACCTCTCGCATAACTACTTCAACCAAATGCGCACAGCAGAAAAAAACAGACACCAAGCAGAGCAGCTCACAATTGTTCTAAGCCAACGCATCGAAGCACTCGAACAGGAACTCGAAGCACGCAACGGAGAACTCCACACATTACGGAAGGACACACAATGATCGTACAAGTACGATGCAACGCCTGCAAAGCAGTAGTCAAACTTGACGAACAACGCACCACAGGATGCCACTGCGACTCGGACGCGCCAACCTGGGTAGGACTAAACCCAGCAGGCAAACTCATCCACTACTCACAAGTTGACCTGACCATCATTGAGGAAAACGAATGACACTCCCAGGACTAAGCCGGCTGAACCCATGCGCATGCAAACAGCCACAACCAACACAACCCTGGTGCGGCGACAGAGGCGTAGAAGAAGATGAGTGACGACCCGATAAGCGGATACATTGAAGCGCACGCAGACGGCATGTGCAACGCCTACATAATTGTCGCAACCATTGAACACATAGACGGAAGCGCCGACTTCTTCGTAAGCACGATGAGAAACCAAACAGCATCAGTAACACTCGGCCTGCTGGAGTCGGCAAGCGCAGCAGAGAAGTACCGCATCGCTACAACTTGGAACAAACCATAAAAAAGCCTTAAGGAGGGCCAATGAGAAAACAAGGCAGATACCTCGACCCCAGACCACTGCTAAACCTATTCCCAGGCGAAGGCTTCGACGCGATCATCGCAAGCCTCTGCGGAGTAGCACGCACAACAGTCGTCAGATGGAGGCGTAACCCAAACGCACTCATCTGGGAATACGACGCAGACAGATACGCCATCGCGATGGGGATGCACCCATCAGAAATATGGCTCGACTGGTTCGACGATGCAATGAGCATCGCATGAAAGTCCTCAGCCTGTTCAGTGGTGTTGGCGGGTTTGACATGGGGTTAGAGAACGCCGGTATGAAAACGGTGTTCCAATGTGAATGGGATAAACATGCGAACTCAATTTTGTATAAGCATTGGCCTGATGTACCCAAATGGGATGATGTATCCACGCTGACAGGCAAACACATTCTTGCTCACGCACCAGTCATAGATGTTGTTGCGTGGGGTTCACCATGCCAAGACCTCAGTGTCGCAGGCAAACGAGCAGGTTTAGAAGGTGGCAGATCAGGACTGTTTCACGAAGGAATCCGAATCATTAAAGAACTACAGGAGGAAACGAATGGACAATATCCAAGAATCTCTATTTGGGAAAACGTTGTTGGCGCACTCAACTCCAACAGAGGGGCTGACTTCGGGGTCATCCTCAACGAAATGGCTGAAGCAGGGGCGGTGGCAATCGAATGGAGTGTGCTGGACGCACAATACTTCGGAATACCCCAACGACGAAGGCGCGTGTTCGTCATCGCTATCTTCGATCCTGTCCTCGCCAACCGATGTCCAAGCCCGTTACTACCTGTCGCCGAAAGCCTGCCAGGGCATCTTGCGAAGAGCAAACCGAAGAGGAAAAGTGCTGCCACCACGCTTACAGAAAGCACTGGAGCAGATGGTGGGATTGTCAACGCCATCGGAGCCAGCCTCTACCATAAACAAACAGTCGTAAATCAGGATGTTAACAGCGGTCATTTAGTTGTTGGCGCGTTAGCTGCCCGTGACTATAAAGGTGTGGGCAACCAGTATGTTGCTGAAAATAAATTAGTTACCGAACCGTTCGTGAAGTCCAGTCGCGCTCAAACATCTGAGGATTTAGAAACATGGATACCAGGTGAAGTGAACCCGACACTCAACTCGTTTGACGTTGGTGACACCCGTGCCACAACAACCATCGTTGAAACAACACAAATGGAAAATAGACCTGTCAAAGTACCAATGCTTGCCTTTGACACCCAGTTCGGCAGCAACGCCAACGTGACAGAAGATGTCGCACCCACCCTCAAAGCATCACAGCAATCACCGAGCGTGGCTTATGCCATACAAGGAAATGTGATTGGTCGGCAAGATCAGAATGGCCCTGCAGGCAAAGGACACACCGAAGAAGGTGATCCGATGTTCACACTCACCTCAACGGACATCCACGCTGTTGCCTACGATGAATACAACGACACCACCAACGAGGTACATCATGCGCTTCGGGCAGGCACAAAACAATCCACAGGCGTGTTACTTGGAAGTGAAGTCGCTGCCACGTTGCGTTCTGGTGGTGATGGTGGCGTACCATCAAGCCGAGGTGAACACCTTGTTGCTGAGCCAACAATGGCAGTACGCCGACTCACCCCACTCGAATGTGAACGGTTAATGGGATGGCCTGATGACCACACCCGACACAAAGCAGATGGTACCGAACAAGCCGACACCCACCGATACAAACAATGTGGCAACGGTGTTGCGTCACCAGTAGCCCAATGGATAGCAAAACACATACTCAACATCTAACAAGAAACGAAACCCTGCGCAATGACACCACTCGAAGCAGCACTCGCCTACGCCAAACTAGGCATCCGCGTCATCCCGATAACGCCAGGACAAAAACACCCGCCGATCAAAGGCTGGCAAGACAAAGCCACAACGAACACAAACACCATCACACAATGGTGGACACACGATTACCCGAACTACGGCATCGGCATCGCAACAGGGAAAACGAAACACAGCTACATCTTCGTACTCGACGTCGACGACAGAGAAGAATACAAAGGTTCAGATACCCTGCACGATCTAGAGCAAAGATACGGGGCGTTACCTGAAACGGTAACAGCGATCACAGGAACAGGAGGACAGCACCTTTACTATTACGCCACGACAGAGATACGCAACGACGCCGGCTCACGCCTCGGCATCGGCCTAGACATCCGAGGCACCGGCGGCCAAGTTTTAGCAGACCCAACGATCCACCCGAACGGACGCCAATACAACTGGGTAGACGGAGCATCGCCCCTCGAACGCAAACCAGCGCAAGCACCACAATGGATGATTGAACTCCTCACCAAACAACCAACAATGGTCAAACCGCCAGAACAACCTGATACATTCATCCACGACCAAACCAGCCCCTCAGCTCGCTTCAACACAGAAACCAACTGGGAGACCATCCTCATCAAAGACGGCTGGACCCTAGCCAAAACAGACCGCTACGGCGAACAACACTGGACCAGACCAGGCAAAGACACACGTGACGGAACGAGCGCCACGATAGGACACAACGGCAACGACGCACTCATCGTCTTCACCTCCAGCATCCCCTGGCTACCAGAAGGCGGATATTCGAGGTTTGGCTACGTCGCAGCACGCGACCACAACGGCGACTGGAAACAAGCAGCGAAGACATACCTGAACCAACACCCCAACCCACCACCACCCACAACAGAACCAACACAAGACGAGATGCTGAGCATGCTCATCAAGTGGGACGACTTCTGGCAAGGCGAACACGCAGCAGAAGAATGGATCGCCAAACCCCTCATCGCCAAAGGAAGACAAACCGCCCTCTTCGCCGGCGCCAAGACAGGGAAGTCCTGGCTGACACTGAACGTCGTCGCAGCCCTGGCAACAGGCAAACCGATCCTCGGACAAACAGCGCAACCACCCACACACGTCTTATACCTCGACTACGAGATGATCGAGTCGGACCTTTACGAACGCCTCGAAACATTCGGCTACACAGAAGACGACGACTGGTCCCACTTCCACTACGCCATCATCCCCAGCCTCCCCCCACTAAACACGCAGGAAGGAGCCAACAGCCTGAAGAAGCTCGTAGAACTCACCAAAGCAGAAGTCGTCATCATCGACACCACAGGCCGCGCCATAGACGGAGAAGAAAACTCGGCAGACTCCTACAGAGAATTTGCCCGCACAACAGGCCTCACCCTTAAACGGCTCGGCGTGGCCTGCGTTCGAACAGACCACGCAGGCAAAGACGGCGGCAAAAAACTAGGCCAACGAGGGAGCAGCGCAAAGAACGACGACGTCGACATCGTCTACCGGCTCGACAAAACAGAAGACGGCCTCCGCCTCAAGCGCACCCACACACGCATCGGCTGGGTACCAGAAACCGTCGAACTCATCGTGGACGACATGAACGACACCACCACCATCCGCTACAAACACAAACAACAAGAAGGATGGACCCAGGCAGAGATAGACCTCGGCAAACGGCTCGACGAGCTCGGCTACCCACGCGACATGGCAACAACCGCCATCATGCAAGACGCCAAACTTCGAGGCATCACCCTCGCCCACAAGAAGACCGTCCTACGCGCCAACCAAGCCCGCAACCTACCCAGACCAGACCCACTAGAGCGGTTCCCAACCAACGACGAGAACCGCCCACAAACACAAGAACCGCCAGAACCGTCCAAAGAACCGCCAAAGAACCGCCCGACAGAAGCCAACGAGGGTAAAGGAACCAGCCTCCGTATCGAAGATACGGGGCGGTTCCACCCCACCCCCCACCCCACCCAACCAAACAAGAACCAACCACCCCAAACCACCCCATCAAACCCCCACAGTTCCCACCCCACCCCAGCCCTGCAACAAGACACACCCGACACATTCAACGACGACCAAGAAGACTGGGAAGACTGGTGACCACGATGCCCATCCAACGCCCCTGCCTAACCTGCCGCAACCTCACCACCAACACCAAGCGATGCGACCCCTGCCAGGCCACGTGGGAACACAACCGGAACCAAGCAAGAATCCATTACAAAGGCGACTACCAACGACGCGCAAAACAAGTGCGCGACACGGCAACCACCTGCTGGCTTTGCGGACAAGGCCCCAAAGAAGGCGACCCGTTCCAGGCAGACCACGTGGAGCCAGGCAAACTCGACTCCGAGCTGAGGGCCGCGCATCGCAGCTGCAACGCCTCTCGCGGCAACTCGAAGCGCCAAAAATGAAAAGGCACCCCCCGCCTCGACGGGAGGGCGGGGTCGGACTGGCGACCCCTCAACCCGCCCTGACCCATGCCGTGCGCGACGAGCGTGCGGACGGTGGTTGGGTACCGCCTACC